TTTACGAGATGTCCGAACAGTTGTCAAGTGCTCGGTCGTTGGGTCTAACAGACCCACTTTCGGTTGCTTGGGAATTGATCCCGTACAGCTTCGTTGTCGATTGGTTTTTACCGATCGGTAGCTATCTTGAGAACTTAAACACAATTCCTAAGTTAAGAGGTCGATTTATGACTATCAAAACCAGGAGGTTCCAAGGTAGCGCAGTTCAAGGACCGAACCCGAACGTTAAGTGGATTAATAAACCCACTTCGTTTAACTCTCAGTTTTATTTCACGAGAGTGGTCAGTACGTCCTTAGCTGTTCCGAAGCCGTCGTTTGAATCTTTGACGGATGCTATGTCTCCAAGTAGAATCTGGAATGCAATAGCATTAGTAACTCAGCGTATACGATAGCACGTTTCTTGATCATACGTTAATTGATCAATATCATGTTTCATACCCTAGAAGGAGCCTTATAATGGCCACAATGACAAATTTACTAGTCAAAGACGATGCAAATCCCTTAGTTGAACAGACTCTTGTTCCAATCACCGATACGCCTGAACCTTTCTGGCGCTCAAATGCGGCAAGTGTGCCGTATGAAGGTCAGATTCGGTTAACGCAATCGGTGGTTAAACAAAAGAATGGCAGCTATAAGATCACTGCTAAGTTGGAAGTACCGGTAATGGAGACATTAGGTGCGTCAGGGACATCATTCGGGTATGTTGCTCCGCCCAAGGTTGCATACGTAACCACGGCCATCGTAACGATGTTCGCGGATAGACGTAGCACAATCGCGGATCGGAGTAACTGCCTTAAAATGATGATAGGACTGTTAGCCGGAGCTTCATCAGTAACAGCGACTGGTACCATAAATGGTGCTAGTGCAGCTGATGCTGTGAAAAATTCGGTGGCTGCGTTTCCGCAGTTATTTTCAGCCCTTATTCTTGCTAGTTGATGTTTGACTAGCGAATAATCCCGGGCGGTATAATACCGCTCGTCTATACCTTAGGAGGTACAGTATGGATTACGTAAAAGAATTCCCTGCCGATAAGTCCTTAATCATTATCGGTCGGTTAGCCGAGACTTGCTCTCGTTTAGGTGGTCAACTTTCAAAACATCTGTATAAGATGTTTCTGGACGGAGATTATTTAGGTATAATCAATTTTTCATTTGATTATACTGAAGATCGAACAACCGACGACTTTTTATATGCTCGTCAGATTCAGGCTCTCCTATCAAAACAGGAGTGGTTGGATTTGGGGATTAATAAAGAAGCTGTTGCGTTCGACACCTTTATGAAAGCAGAAAAGCTATGTGAAGAGACGAACCTTCGTTTTAGAGGCAATCTATCTGACGTTTCGTCAGATATTCACGGCGTATTACACGCTGCGAGTAGAAAAATAGATACCATCTTAGGCGAAGTCCCTTCGTATTCCGAGCTAAACTTTTCATTTGGTCCTGGCGCTACAACCAACGTTAAAAGAGCGCGGTCTAACCCTCGGGTTAAACTAGAAGCTCAACTTACTTGTAGTTACGAATTCGTTTCCCATGCGAAGGAATTTTTAGCAGAATTCCCTAGTTGGACGGAGTCTAAAGTCGACGAACAAAATCGACTTAAACTATATCCGTCTCATGGTAAACTTCAGTTCGTACCCAAAAGCTCTAAAACAATGCGCTCAATCGGCGTAGAACCTCTCCTTAATGGCTTCGGCCAACAAGGAATTGGAAAATACATCCGAAAGAGATTGCAGCGTGCTGGAGTAGATCTAACTGATCAAACTCGTAATCAGCGGTTAGCTTGTATTGGAAGTATCGATGGTAGCTTAGCTACTGTTGATATGTCCAGTGCAAGTGATACAATTGCTTATAATTTGGTCATGCACCTCCTGTCATGGGATTGGTTCGAATTTCTGGATCGATTCCGTACTGGATCTGTAACGTACAAAGATAAGATAATTAAATTGCAAAAGTTCTCTAGTATGGGAAATTCTTATACTTTTGAACTCGAGTCATTAATTTTCTATTCTCTGGCGTACGGAACGTGTACCCATTTGGGGTTAGACCCTAAGCTAGTCAGCGTCTACGGGGATGATGTTATCATTCCTGTAGCAGCCATGCCTCTTCTCGAACGAGTAATTTCGACGTGTGGTTTTGTCGTTAATAGGACAAAATCTTACGCGGAAGGACCGTTTAGAGAGAGTTGTGGTGCTGATTACTTAGGTGGGATAGATATACGACCATTTTATCTAAAGGATCAGATATCATGTCGCGTCCTCTTTAACATGCATAATTGGTTCATTCGCCATGGCGAACCGGTTTTAGCCGGAATCGTTTTGGAGAGTGTTCCTTCCCATCTCAGGATTTACGGTCCAGATGGATATGGTGATGGCCATTTGATTGGCACTTACCATCTCCGCTCGAATCGTGAACTTAAGAGGCGGGGGCATGAGGGAGGCTTTTTTGACACTTACGTCGCTGTTAGTAAACGCATTCACATGCGTGAACCGACCGACTGGGTGTACCCTGTGTACTCTATCTATGTGTCCGGTGATAACCCTGATAAGGTTAAAGCCGAACATGATGTTGTACCTGGGGTGAAGTTTTACAAAAAAGTATCTATCTACACACTG